ATTCACATGCTTACATGCGTAAGCTTGCGGAGCAGCAACCGGAGTTGGTTACTGCCTTGGCTGTTGCCAAGGAGGATTACTATAGCATTGAAAAATATATTACGAATCAGTGTCGTTTGTACACCGTGATGCCGTTGGGCTTGCAGCTGGCTATGGCCCCTGCTACCCAGGCTTATGGTAGTCATTCGGTAAATGTGCTGAATGCCGATCGTACGGATCGGTATGGTGATGGACGTTACCGGGGCTTTTGTAGCGCGCAGGACGCCACTTTGTACCGTTATGGATTTTACAAGATGGTTGTTCCTGTGGTCAAGTACATGGAGACATGGAAGAAGAGCGCGTATCTTCATTGTTCGGATGATATTCTCTTCTTTGTGCCGTTGGGACGGCACAATTCATTAAGTTTCAAGCTGGACTGTAAGCACTTTGACTTGGGGCAGTGTAGTGAGGTGCTTGCCCCTGTGATAGGGGTGATGCGAGAATACATGGAATATATTGATGTGGTTGGTGCCCGCATTTGGGCGTCGTACTACACTGAGCGAAATATATTGATTGGTCAGGTTAATGTATCCACGAGGGACACCGGTCCCTCTGGTACTGTTCTTCAATCTAAAGTTAACAACGTTCTTGCCAATATAATGTGCGAGAGAGTTAAGACTTTGGTTGATGCGCTTTTGGCTCACCATTTCCCTGGTGGAATGCCCAGAAATGGCTTTCCGACTAAGGGGGGTGAGGCCGACCAGATTGACACCATGTTTCCGCGTGGGGCGGATGGAGAGAGAAATTTCAGCCTGATTACGGATATTGTCTTTCAGGTTGGCGCGTCCCTTGGCTTTGTTTGCAAAGTTGAACGCGTTAGCGAAAATTTTACTATGAGGCCAGAGACGAATATTCTCGCCAAATATTTTAATAAGCCCGTCCCATATTTGGGATATGAGCACTACTACGACTGGGAAAAGAATGTGGTGGTCAGCTGCGTTGATTTAGCGCGCTGGCTTGCTCAGGCACAGTTTCCCAAGCGCCGTTTTGACCCAATTAAGCAGGCGCACGAAGATGAACAGTACTTTCTCATTCGTGCTACAACCTTGGCTTTGAACACTGGGCTGATGCCCCTCTTTGCCAGAGAAAAACAATATGAGGTCCTGGACAATTTGTCGACGCGCCTTGACAATTATTGTCGCGATCACAAGGAGCGCGCAATGGAAACCCTTCGCGATGGCGATGAGGAGTTTTCCTTGATCACGCCCCTTCAATTGCGCAGTGTCGAGGCTTGTAGGAGACAGTTGGATATGTGGGAAGAAATGTTGTTTTATCTCTGGGAGGACAGACCCAGTGCGGGAAAGCGGCAATTTGTCACTGTTGGAGCGGAAGAGAATGTGGGTTTTATGGAATTTGTTCCCACGGACGAGGTGCCATTGCCTCGGGTCCCC